AATCAATAATTCCATTCTTTTCACTCATTCTAGTTAAATCACTTTGTTCAATATCACCAGCAAACATAATCTTAGTGTTTAAACCACATCTTGAGATGACAGAAAAACTTTCGTGAGCTGAGCAGTTTTGGCTTTCATCTACAATAATGATTGAATTATCAAGAGTTACTCCACGAATAAATGAGGTACACCAAAAACTAATGGTTCCTTGTGCCTTAAGATTTCCATAAAGCATTTCAAAATCAGCATCAGAAGGCATCTCAAACATATATCTTACCATATTTTTATATGGTATTTCAAAGAGTGATTTTTTATCTTCCTCCGTATTGTGAGTAACAATGTATTGATCCGTAATATAGAGATGTTCAGGGCAATCAACTAAAATACATTGCACTTCTTTTTCACCGACCGGCTCTATTGATTTTATACCAATATTGTGCATATAATTGGGATTAAATCTTTCGGCCTTTCTACTAAGATAAAATGGGTTTATTTCTTTTGGCATACTAATATTTAATTCATATGAAATATATCTAGGGGTAATTTTTCGCTCTTGCCCTTTGTAGTTCGTAACTTTACGATCAATACCAATTCTATTTCTAGTACTAATAGTGGCTCTTCCACCCAAAGAACGAACTAATTCGACCACATCATTTGCCAATCTCTCAGAAACTGTTGTATACGAACAATTTCCACCATAACTGTCTTTAATAGTCCCATCAGTATCCATTAACCCCCTAAGAAGCTCAATTCTATCCTCAATAGAGGAATACAAATACAAATCTGGAATAAACTTATCATAAGATTTTTTTCCTTCTAATCCAAGTTTATGGATGATATCCTTTACAGGATTTTGCCATCTTTTTAAAGAAGGTAAAAATTGGTATTCATACCCATCTACAACTTTTGCTTTATTACATCTCTGCGTTATTTCATTTTTTGTAAGATTTAGGGTCTTAACGGCCTCACCTATTGACTCATATTCGATTTTTTCATCATTACTTACATTTTTTAGAAGAATGCGCCGGGCGGGTTTATTATTTTTTATATTTTTAGCTTTAATATGGTAGTTAATAAAATTTGGATTTGATGTCTTAGTCAAACAACAATCAATTGATGATAATTCGGCATTAAATTTTTCAATTATTTCATTATCGTTATTGCACAATGAAATATGGTGAGATAACGAACCATCTCCAAGAATGGCTCCAATAATATAAGGAGATACCGGAAGATTCTTTTTGGAAAACTGCACAGGTTCATTTCTAGGTAAATAATGGTTTATTTTCCCCTTTTTATTATAAAGAGTGTCGATAATTTCCTTAGTAGTTTTCACGGATCCATTTCTTTTTCTTTTTTTATCCTCAAAAGTTTTAGTCAACCACAAATGATCCTCACAACATTCTGTAGATGTATTTTCATTTGTTGTTATTTTATATACTAATTTTTTTCCCTTTGGATATACCCCAAGAACTTTTGTAGGATTTCCATTTCTACCAATAACATAGTCACCAACCTTTAGTTGTCCCATAGTAGTCCATCCGGTTGGAGTTAAAATTTTTGCGTCTAGTGGTTGTGGTCCGGGTAAGAATCCGATTTCGCGTGTTTGTACGAGCGAGCGGACAATATAAATCTTCTCATAAGGAGACTTTTCATTTAGAACTTCTTTGAGTGCATTATACAATAGAATAAAGGTCTTTCCACTACCAGGTACACCATGAGCGAAGATATTTTTTCCTTCCTCATAATATTCAAATAGCTTCTTTTGATTCTCAGTTAAAGGCTCAATTTTTCTTAGATAATCTAAATTAATTGGTTTCTTATGTTTAAACTGACGGGCAGTCATACCTGCACCAATTGGTTGTTCGTCTTTTCTGTTTCTTCTTGCCATAAAAACTTAAACTGGTTTTACTTGTGATTTTGGAGCCTTCGAAGCCTTTAAAAGTACATCGTTCCATCCCGGATGAGACTTTTTAAGTCTATCATAAATCTCACCTACCTCTCCTGATGCAGGGCAAGTGGATGGATCACTCCAATCGCGTGTCCACAGGGGATTTTCCGACTTCCACTTATCCCATTCGTGAACACTCATTGTAACTTCTTTTTGCTCACCGGTTTCTATGTGAATCACTGGATATGTAGCCAAAATTTATTCCTCCATAAGATATAAGGGTTTTTATTCAAGGCAAATTGACGGAGCATCATCACATTCTATACAATCAATACACTCATCCACATCTGGATGAGATTTCAGAAATTCTTGAAACTCTTCTTCAGTAAGAAGAATTTTAAAAACGTGACCAGTTGAATGATCTTTGATGCACCAGGATTTCATTGGAAATTAAGAACTCTAGTAGTAATTATACAATCCAATCAACGTCACCGCCAAGAGCTTCATAACATGCTGGAAACTCTTGTCCAAAAATTACTTTGCATTTTTTTGCAATGTCCATATGCTCTTCTTGAGTTCCTGTCTTTTCTCTAAGAGCAATATAATGCATCCAAGAACGACAAGATCCGGTCATATAAATTCTTGTTGGTGTTGCAAGTGGAAGCACGAAGCGAGCGCATTCCCTAGCCACACCCCTAGAAAGTAAACTATTATAAAGCTTTTGACCTTTTTCAAAGTATTCTTGAATTTCCCCCTGCATTCCAAGTTTTACATAATCACCAAAATCATCAATTGAATTTTGACGATTTTTAACGTCTTGCCTTCGTAAATCTGGAATTATAGGATTATCTGAAAGTAAATTGGTATCCGCATATCTTTGAGAAAATTCTTGAAAAACAAAGCTTCTGTGCCGAAGAATCTGAGCGGCAATTCCTCTCGTGGTATTAATTTCAAGAGTCATATATGACTGCTCAAAGATACTCCAATGATGATGTTTAATGCAATATTTGATAAGACCAGCGGCAGTATCAAAGTTGAGTTGATTGTTTGGATTACTAACTCTTGCAATATAAGAAATTACTTCTTGTGCGTTCTTATTAATCAATTCTCCCGCACCTCGAGTAATCGCAACAAGTTTAATTTGTTCGCTCATTCTTCAGTCCTCCAAGTACTTTTTTCTTCTTTACGATATTTTTTTAAATCTTTCATCAGACCTTTAATTTGTTGATAAGCATCTTCTGATGTGATCTTATCTCCAATTTCTAGACCAACAATAATATCCACACGATCTGCAAATTTAGCCAGGTGCTTTTCAAAATTAGTTAATTCATTATACATCTTCGTTCTCGTCGTAAAATTCATCTACATCATTTTTATCATAATAAGAAATTACTTCTTCGTACTTTGGAATCACTGGTTCTTTAAGTTCCTCTTTTAATGCACTAATAAGAAGCTCCATATTATGAACAATCATTCTAACTTTTTCTTGATTCATCAGGATCAAAGGCAACTTGAGTAAGTCTAGAAGAAAAAAGGGGAACTGTCAAGTCCCCCCAGATGATCAAGCAATTTGTGGCTTCTTTGCCATATTTAATTGTGCATTTTGAAGTTTAATTTGCTTTTTATTTTTATTTTTTAGATAGTGAATAAAAATAATCTTCATTTTTTGACCTCCACATTATCACAAGGACGATAGGTGATTCCACGATAGATGTTTTGAGAATGAGATTCAGAATGTGTTTGTTGATACCAAGAAACATATTCTTTTTTCATATTCTCTGTTTCGTAAGAACACCCACGATACACAGCTTTAGTCATTAGACTTGCTCCTTTACTAGATGAGTAAATTCGCGTTGCTTCTCCAAAAATGGATACTTCCGCTGGAGTTCCCAGTCAACGATTGAAGTATTTTATTACTTCTAATGTTAGTTATGATATAATAATGGTATAATTGAATACAATTTATCGTTGAATAAAGTTCAATTTATATTCTGTTGGATGAAGTTCTGAGATTACCATATCACAACCAATTTTTGGATTCGTATTACCACACGTAAAAAAATCTGCGGCGGCTTTTCCTTCTTCAGGCCAAGTATGCAGACTAAAATGAGATTCAGATAATAAACAAACTAAAGTCACTCCTTGTGGAGTGAATTTTTTAAAAACCGTTTGAATAATCGTTGCTCCACTTTTTGTTGCAGCATTTTCTATTAAATCTATCAAAAGTTTTTCATTATTCAATGAATCAAATGAACATCCATAAAGATTTAATAGATAATGCTTTCCCATCAGTTAGTTCCTTCTTCGATTAATTTGCTTACAATTTTTTCGGTGCCATCCATTGTGCGAATAGCATATAAATTTGACTTCTGATACTTCTTAATTTTTTTATATTCCTTGAGAACTTCATCAATTGCATCAAGATTCAATGTAATATTTAGATTTTCTTTTTTAAATCCTTCACTCATCGTCTTTTCTTTTTTTCTGGTTTTTTAATTCCCCAAATTCTTGGATTGACTCTTCCATAACTAAAATCAATTTTTTGAATTGAACCTGGACCATATTTATCATAGTACATATCAAAAAGTTGAACCTTCTTATTGCACCGGGTTAGGTCTAAATATTCTTTTCCATTTTCAACATACCAAATTAAATAGGCATCACTTGGAAATGAAAAATCTTTGGCTTGTTCTAGAGTCGTTTTTTCAAGAGGAATCTGACAACCATAATCATTCGGAGGATTTTGATTTGGTTCTATCTTATCTTTCTTTTCTTGAGCTGCCATCGTCATGAACGACCGCCCCAACGAATATCGGGAAATGCTTCAGTTACAATTTCTTGAGTGATGCGATACTTTGTTTGAAGTCTTTTATCTTTTACAAGAATCAGAATTTCTGCTTCTTTTGGATGCAATCCTTCTAGAATGTTAATGAACATTGTTTCTCTGCGAAGAGAACTTAGACTATCATTTCCACCCTTTACAAAATTATAAAACATATGATACTCTTTTCGAATTGAAGATCGGCCTTGATCCATTGAGCCCAATGAATTTGAACTCAATTCATTCATTTTTGAAACAGCATCATCAATCTTAGAACTCAAAGTTCCACTATATGAATTTTGCTCGCCTGTGCTTGCATAAGGAACGTCTCCTTCGGGAAGCAACGAAATTACAGAGTCATCAAAGTTCCAGATTAAAAGAGTTTTAAGTGAATCATCTCCATAAGTTTGAAGAACCTCCACTTTTTTTGCATTACTTCTTTGCTTTGAAACCAAGTCTAGAATTTCAAAAGCAAATGGATTTGTAGGAAGTTTTTCAATGGGCGTTTCCTTTTTTGTTTTTGTTGCAGTCATATTAATACCTAATAAATTTAATCATCATCATCTTCGTCGTCATCCTCAAAATCATCGGGATTGAATCTTACGGCTAGAATTTCATCGGGAAGAAGATTTCCATTTTCATCAAAAAATTCAGGATGAATTGCTTGTGGTGAACGATTTTTATTTAGAAATGCATATACAATATCATTTCCAAACCAACCTAACATAACTCCTATCACAAAGGAACCTATGATTCCTACACCACAAAAGAAAAGAATATACGGAGTTGCTGATTCCATTTTTGTTCTCCAGAGAGTTTACTTTTTTCGTGTATCAAAGTGAAATTCAAAATAAAAATCAAACTCCCTAGAAAAAAGAGAAATCATTTTTCCAAATTTCACTTGAAAAGTTTTGGGTTTTTCTGATTTCTTCTCCCTATTTCTTAGTAATAGCTCAATTCCTCTATTAATTTGAGGCTTAGAGTTATTTAGTTTGCTTTTTTCGTCTTCCTGGTCTTTTTTCATAATTGTATTTCCAGGCATCTTCTAAAATACTATACAAATAATTTTTGATTTTTCTTGCTTGAGGTTTTGGAATATGACCATATCCCTCTCGCAATTGTTTATGTTCGTTATCATCACCTCCTTTTAAGTATTCTTCTAGATCCATTACAATTTCACTGATGCTTGATGCAGTCGTGCTTTCAATAAATTCTTCAACTTCGTATTTCTTTGTTTTACGAATCTTGAGATAATCATAAAATTTAAGAACAAAATGACCATCAAAAGCAAGATCAATTGCTCTTTCTACATCACAATATATTTCAAATAGAGTATTTTCCATTAAACTAGATTTTGTTCCCTAAGATACTTAACAGTCTCGGTGCAACCACCTAAATGAGTTTGGTCATTCAGAATCACTTGAGGAAATGTAGAACCCTCTCCAAATTCAGCATAAAACTGTTCACGAGTAAAGTTCTCATTGAGTTTATAAATGACGTGTTCAAGGCCAGACAATTCTAGCACTTGTTGAATCTTCGTGCAATAGGGGCATCCGTCCTTGCTGTAAACTGTAAATTTCATAGATTAAAAATTGAAGTAAATGCTAATTTATAAAGAATTAAAACTGGAGAGTGTGAGTATTTAAATTTATACTGTAGACTCTCATAATATTCTTTGGTTTTCCATTCTCTTTGAATATTATCGCAGAATAGATTTTCGTACTGTAGAATATTATGTTTTCCACCTTGAGTGATGCAAAACCACATTTTTGCCTTTCCCGAAAGAATTGCATCAACAAAGGTTTTTAGATTTTTATCGCATATCAACCAAAGAAGTGTAAATCCATAGTCCTCACAATCACCATAAAAATGTTTTTGTTCTGTATTTAGAACTCTCCATAGATCAGTACCCTCGTGTTGATACTTAAATCCATCTGAGACAATCTCATTTGCTTTTTGAATATTCATCTTTGATTTGTTTTTTTGCTGGTCTGTAAAGTTGAGGCCAAGTGTCGCGAATAATATCCGCGAGTTTATAGGGTGTTTCGGATGTTATCAATTGAATAAAGAATTTTAGATTATTTAGTTTTCGGCGCGGATGGTGGCGGGGGTGTCAGCCATCGCCCCTCTCCGCACGCTCGGCCTCGGTGGTGAGCAGGGCGCGGAGGCGTTGGCGTTCACCACGCTTGATGGACTGTGCGCTGTAGGTGTCACCGCAAGGACGCATCCCTGTCGGCTCCGCCTCCTCCGGCACCAGCCAGTCCCGCATGGCTTTGATCGCCCTGGCTTCTGGGATGGTGAGGTCACTGGTCCAGGACGCATCTGCGGCCTTCAGTGCTCGCCACAGCGGTGGGCGGTTGGGGGTGTCAGTCATTAAGAGGCTCCCAGTCGATAGTTACGTTGCGGCCAATGCCAAAGGTTCCCCACTGCACGATGCGCTGCTGAGCGACCATCCCGGTGTCAATGATTCCAATGACAACGGGTATGAACTTACGAATCGGCGTCGTGTTGGAGTTGAACCACCACAGCTCACCGATACGCCCACCATCGCAGTTGATGATGATGTCCATCATTCCACCTCCCCGCTGGGCAGCGGCAGGGCGTTGGCGGGGAGCCAGCACACTGCCTCGTAGTTGGCGCTGGCGTACTTGGCCAGCATCAGCTCCCAGGCTGGTGATTCTGGGCAGGCTTCATGTGGCTGGTGGACCCAGCACCTCCCCTCCGCATCGCAATCCTCCGCCCCCGGCAACCGCTCAGCCACTGGCACGGGCGTGGGGTGGCGCTGGGCGGGGAGCAGCGGGATTGGCTCCCACACTTCCGGCCCAGTGGCGTATGCAATGGAGAGCAGGTCGGCGGCACGGGTGAGCATCGACTTGGCAGGGTCGCTCCCGTTCAGGTCGAATGCGGCGTCGCGCAGCTCACGCAGTAACACCCCCACCTCCCCCTCAGCCGGTGGCGCGGGGTGGCGCTGCTCCAGGAGGTAAGCGGCGCGGGTGTAAAGCAGGCGGGTGGCTTCGGTGACACCCTGCTGTCGCAACCACCGCACCAACTCCTCCACCTCCCCATCAGCCGGTGGCGCGGGCTGGTGGCCGTAGCGGGCGAGAACGGCGCGGGCGTAGTCCAGAGCGCCAGTGTTCAAG